CATCACTTGATGTTCCAGTGCTTCCATGAATACTTGTTGCTCCGCCATAGGCATACTTAAATGCCACTGTTGACGTTAAGGCTCCGTCTGTAGCCCCGCTGTAAACCTTGAGTGTCGCATTTGCAACACCCATAGTCCCCACATCAATCAGGAACGTACAGCGATGAAACCCCTTCATATTGATGCCTTTTGTGGTCTGCGGATCTGCACCATTTAAATCCAATGCACTCGCCACCAGAACAATCTTTTTTTCTTCTGCTAATCTCATTGTTTTTATCCTCCTTTCTTATGTTCTGGCGTTCACGGAAATGAACGGACCGACAGTGGCAGTCCCTTTATAAGGCGTGATCGCGGATTTGAGTTTCGGCTGTCCATCAAAGTAATAGATAAACCGATAAGTATTCTGGTCGTTTATGAACTCAACATGAATACTCATTGCCTCGTTAATGTCGCCCATATTAGCTGTGATATACTGCCCGAAATCGGCAAGAGAGATATCGCCCTTGTCGCCAAGCGCCGCCGACTGTTCAATGGTGAAACAGGGGAACCCGTTAAGGGTGGCCTGCATCACGCCCTGGTAGAACTGCTGCTGGTACATGGGGACAAGCTGCCCACCCGTACCTACCGCCATACTCAGAGCCGATAATTGAGGTTTGCACTCCCTATTAACAAGATAGCAAACACCGGGAGATTCACGCCATAAGCGGGATTCCATTTTCAGGATGTTTTCGGCAACGATGGTATCTGCCGTCTGATTGGTTTCCTTTGTTACACCGATCAAACAATCAGCATTCAGGATTCCAAGGGGCTCGCCTGCGCCGCTGCCATTAATAACAAGATCCTGACATTTAAAGGCAAACTCTTCTCCGAAAAGCTGTCTCATTTCCTGACCAAGGAAAGTCACATTACGAACCGTTTCACCGGATGCGTAATAAAGCCCAGTCAGTTTCTTCGGCTCGATCCTGATTTTACGGAACTTGGTTTTTGATGCTGTCATTTCTCCAAGCTCTTTGTCGGTGTAAACTCTAACACCACCGCCTCGTGACCCGGTTGCTCTGCTGGTTTCGTCAAGCTGGATTATCTCAACAAACTGAGTCCCAGCCCCCAGTGTACGAGATTGGCACCGGGGAAGAACAACGGAGTTGTTGAAACCATTGGTCATCAAGTCGATAGCGGTTTCTCCCTGGAGGAAATACCCACCGTCAGAGGGAACGGCAACGGTAAAACCGCCAGTTGCAGCTGCACGGTTTTCGTCTCGTGCGTTTTTCTGCACGTCGTGTTTCTCAATGTTACGCTTTTCGGTCCGTTCCAGCCTTGACCGCGCCTCAGTAACTTCTTTGGAGCTTATCTGCCCACCAGAGAGGGAGAGGGCGCGAACATCAAGCAACTGCGCTCCCAACTGAGAAGCAGCGGAACCGCGATAAATCGGCTGGTCCTCTATTGTGATAACCGGATCGCCTTCGATGGTAAGAGCGCCGCCGGCAGGATCGTCACCAAAAAGGCGGCTTCTGATTTCTTCCTCTTCATCGACTGATTTCATTTCACCTTCTGCCGCTTCAATCTCGATCTTGAGGGTTGCTCGCTCTTCAATTTCTTCAGCGGTCATTACCCTCTTTTCCGTTTCGGCTTTGGCTCTGATAGCCTCCATCTTGTCGAAGGCGGCTTTCATTCTGATCATAAATTTATTCATTGACTGTATCCTCCTTAATTCCTTTGATTTTACGATATAAACTGTCTTCCTCTGCTATGGCCGCAATGTCCATCGGGGCATCTCCGCCGATATCACCGTCCGTCGGGGCGGCTGGTTTATTCTCTTCCATCTTTCTCAATGCAACTGACGTATCGTTAAAGGCCGCATATACAACCGGGGACACGTCAAACACCTCTTCGACTTCTATGATTGTTCGCTTCACCGTGTTCTTGTCTGAGTAATCCCACTCATCTACGGCAACGGTAAAGCCGTAAGACGATTCCTTGATATCGCCCCGGTCAATGGAGGTCATAAGATCCCTGGCGCTCTGTGTATCCGGGGGGGTAATCTCATAATACAGGCCGTTATCATCTTCTTTCAAAATGAGAGTTCCGGCGCTCTGCCTTCCAAGTGGGATGGTATCGGTATCATGATTAAAAAGAGCCCTGGCATCTGATCTGGAAAGGGCCCTTTTAAAGGCGCCCTTGCGGACGTACTCAATAAACCCCATATCTTCTGATGGTTTATCGAACACAGAGGCATAGCCGACTATCTTTCGTGGGCTTCCATCTTCGGAGGTAATCGCTCTCAACTCACCTGTTTTTCTTTTTTCTCTGGTTTCTTTCATGGCCTTTGTCCTCTTTGTCCTTCTTTTTTCGCGTCTCATGTCGCTGAGAAACGGCAGTTTCATAGTCTCTTTTCACTGTTTCACCCCTGAAAGCACCTGTAAGTGTGCTATAAAGCTATCTCCAAGAGCCTTAATTTGCTGCTCGGCTATCGGTTGAGCGTCGCGGTCTGCCCATTCCACGCCTTCACCCCCTGCGTTTCTGGACTCAGATATGTAATCACCGGCAAAATCAGAGCAGAAAAGGCGCGTGAACCGTTCTATTTCGTCCTTAAAATCGTCATATTTCAGGCCATTTAGCTCTGATTCCATGCCGGTCATAGCCTCGGAAAAGCTCAGAAAGACCGGATTGACCTGCTTCTCGATGTATTCCGGGAAGCCCCTGTAAAATTCGTCAATGTCCCCGTCGTTCTTGCGGAGCCAGTTGACCCGCTGCGACTCCTGCCGGGTTATCCGTCCTATTGCATCAGAGAAGAGACGGAGGTAGGCGCCCTCAAGGCGTGAGCGGTAGGTGAGGCTGTTTTGTTGTACGGGGGGCGTTACATCCGCCTTATCTCCTGCTTCATCCAGGGGGACCATATTGAGAGGCACAAACCGCTTGTCGCCTTCCTTGCCTATAGGGTTCCAGTTCTCAAGCTCGCATATTTGATTGGGAGTAATCCCGCCAATCGGGAATAGGGAACTATAAAAAGCGGAACGCGCTGCCGTATCTCCACGCAAAAGACCATCAATCAAGTGTTCAAAGAAATATTCTCCCCTCATTTCAGGGGGGAGGAGCCACATGTTATAAGATTGCTCAAGTCTCACGAGCCAGGAGCGGAGCGTCTTTACCACATAGTCAAGGTTGAATTGTTCCGCGCTGGCATAAGTGGAAGCTTTGTCATATTCACCGTACATCTGAGGGGGGAGCCGGTATATCCGGGAACCGATTTCGATGTTGGTATAATTCTTTGATTCTATAAATTGTGCTTCATTGTTCGGTATCCCTATCTTTTCAATCTTCATCGACTCGGTCAAAAACATGATGCGATGTGCTTTGCCGAGGCCAGCGTACATTTCCGCGTAAGCCTTCCCCATGTTAGAGGCGGTTTCTGGATCAAATTTCCCGGGGTGAGAAATAACCGCTCCGGGGTGTATCCCATTTCCGAAGTAATCCTCCCCGAACTCTTCAAGAGATTTACCCAGCCCAATAGCTTCCCGCGCCGCCGCAATGGGGGAGTATCCTGTGAGGCCATTGAATGAGATGCCGGGAGTATGCAACACTCTTTCTTTAGGTAATATTACATTTTGCAATCCTGTTCCGGCCATGCTGATATGATACTCAATTTTCTTTTGTGCGTTCCGTTTCGGAGTTACCCGGTTGGGCGTGATCGGCCAAAGGGCTACCACTTGTGATCTTCCTATCAATCCCTTGCCGTATTCCTTTTCTGCGTAAGCGTTCCCCCACGCCAAGAGGTGCGACATAAATGTTTCACGGAAAGAGATAGCTGTCATTTCTGGATTAGGGGAGTCATGGAGAAGCTTATATAGCGGCTGGTCTGTGGCCTTGTCTCTTCCCTTCCCGTTGCGGCGGTATAGGTGCAGGGGTAAAGAGGCTGTATCTTCCGAAAGGACTTTGATACAGCACCACACAACGGCAAGCTGCATCGCGTTCATTTCCGAAACAGAGGACCCGGACTTTGTTTTCATTCCGCCGCCGCCTCCGTAAAAGGAACTGCCCGGTTGATACCAGGAATCCGCTAATGCACCTGTGGCACCCATAGCCATTCTCTTTTCAAGGTCCGCAATACTACCCATTCTTAGGTATCCTTATGATCCATCCAAGGCCCAAAAGCATAGAAACTGCGCCAGAAATAACCCACCCAAGCCACGGGAAGAGTTGGTAGAATCCATATCCGATAAAAGATAGGCCGCCATAAACAAGGACATCCCGTATATCAAAAGCTGCCCACAGACCTTTGAATAGGGACTTGATAAAGTTGCCTATCTTCTTGATAATACTCACCGCATAGCCTTAACCTACTGGTAGATGGTTAGCTTACAGTGGAGGTGTCACATATAAAATGGGGATTGTCAAGGGTTAATTTGGGTGGTTATTGTTGATACACCACTTTCCCGGCATTTTTGATATTGCTTCGGTAATATATAAATTCTCTACCATCTGGGAAAGCTATGTGTATTGATTGAGTTCCCCTCTTTATCTCCAGAAATTCACCATCCTTTGGGCCATCTTTAAATACTATAGCTTCAGTATCTTTTACTATGTCTATTTTTTCCATCTCCCCTCTCCTTTCAATTCCTTCTCAATTATCACCCGCGCCATTTGTGCCACTGGTCGGCTCTCCTCTTCTGCCCTCTTCTTCAGGGCTTCGTGAGTTTCCTCTTTTAATACTATTGTGATAGGATGTTTTTTCATTTCTCCCCCTCCTCGATTTCTTTTATTGCCTTCATAATCTCGTAAGCGATCTGCGGGACTATGGCATTGCCTAAACTTTTAAGTCTGTCCACCCGTCCGGATACCCTTGCATCCACTCGACAAAGGCGGGTTGCAGCTTCAAGCCACGGTTCGTCCCATGAGCTACCACATTCGGTAGTTGGTCCATGTGGGGCCTGTCCTTCTCCATGTGCTTCGCCCCGTTCGCTCCCTTGTAATCCCTTGTCGCTGGTGTCGGTATCAAGGCTATTTTCCCCGACAACATCCCCGCTGTCCCGTCTTTCCGTTTCTGACCCTTCCAATCTCCGGCAATCGGTGTCGGGAGCATGGCTATCTGCTGGACTAGCCCCACCTGTGCCAACCTCCCCGTTTCTTTGTCGTATGCTCTTTCCCCTACCTTCGCGGGTGTACCCTTCTTCGTCTGTAACCTCTCCACTGTCACACCCGGTTCCTGTTGTGCTGGTGTGTGCAACAATCCACACCCTGTCCCGTCTGTGCGGGGCGTTTTTGGAGCAAGCTGG